ATGTTGTCTTTCAATTTAGTATCTCTATTCCAATCTCCACCCCAACGAATAGTTAAACCCATTGAAGCTGCAATACCTTGAACAAATCCAGCAAAATATGTAAATCTTTCTCTATCTTCCCAGTCTATTGGATAAGGAGCAACGTCTACAGCTAATGACGGATATTGATTATGCCTACCTTTTGGAAATTTTAATTTACTAAATCCGTTAACAAATAACGAGTCTTGTTCTGCTTGACCTCTATGTCCTTGCAAAATAGTACAGTCAAAATCTTCAACTACTCTTTCAAATAGTTCTATTAATCTTGGGTCGCAAGTATTTAATTTTTCTTGTGATTTTTTTCCAAAACTTGGCATTATTTTTTATATACCTTTTCTGATGCTGAAATACCAAATGAACCCAATGTTACCCATACAAATGAATTGTAAATGTAATCATTTACCATTAACTCTATTCCAATTATACCCATTGCTAAATCAACTATACCAAATATACACATTAAAGCAAAAGACAAAAAACCAATTATATTTTTTTCGTTGTATTCATTTTTATCTTTAAATAAATCCCACATTATTGTTCCTTAACATATTTAAATAATTTATCCATTAAATCTATTTCACCAATTCGTTCTTTAAGATTAGAACCCATTTCTTGCATTCTTTGTATAGGAGTTTGTCTTTCTTCTCCATATAATTGCTCAAATTCTTCATCAGACATTTGTTGTCTAAAATTATCTCCATATTCTTCCCACATTTCATATTCACCTGTTAACATTAATTCTGCGGGTAATCCAACGCTTTTTCTATAACCATAAATTTCCATATCTACAGCACTCATACCTTTTTCATTTAAAGCTTTAAAAGTTTTTTGAGCTTCTTTTGTTTTTGGACCTTCTATAGAATCAATGTCTCCATCGTATAAATTTATATCTTTTAGATATTGTTGCATTTCTTTTATATCTTCAGAATTCTTTTTTTTATCTTGTATCATGCTATTATCCAGCTTTTTGCTTTACGTTTTGGTTTATACCATTTTGGTTTTTCTGCATTATTACTTGCATGATTTGGCGGATATGCGTGTAAATTTGCATAATAAAGTGCTTCAATTGTGTCATCATGAGCCATTCTTGGTCCAAAAGTTACAATTTCGTTAACCAAATCAAACATATTTTCCCTTAAATATAAGGAACCTACAGAAAAAATACCAGATAAACCTGAATAAATTCTGTTTCTTTTTTGTTGTCCACCTGGTTTTTCAGGTATTACAGCTATATCATAACGATTAATCCTTCTTCTTTCATCGTTTAATGCTTGCAGAATACTACGATTCATAGCAACATCTTCTACTGTAGCTTGTTTGCAATTATATTTTTTGTATGCTTCAATAATATAATCTACTACACCTTTTTTGTCTATAATATTTCCATCAACATCTTTTGCTCCTAACGTAGGAATACTACGATGACGTTCATATTCTAGTACATAACGATTATTATTTGCATCAACTGCAATTACCATAATTACACTAAAGTCTGCATTTTTTGTATTAATGTCTGTTGCTGGGTCGCATCCAATAAATGTATTTACAGGAGTTCTAACACCATCTACATTTATGTATCCTTGTTTTTCTCCATCGTCAAACTCGTAATATCCTTCCCAATATTTAACGTGTTTTCTACCCCAAACTGAATCTTCCTCAGATTGAACTTCCATCATATATTCTTGGTAAAACTTACTAGGCGTTCCACTATCTTGATAAAATTTCTTTTTTTCTTCTAGTTTAGACACAGGAAACCAACTATCCCATAAAGATGTACCATCTGGTTGAATTGCTTTATAAGTAATTACTCTCCACGCAAAATCATCTTTGCTTTTTTTACTACGTTCATAATTAATGATGAGGTTATTGATAAAGCTATCATAGTGCACAGGAGTACCATTGACCCTAAGACGACCAGTATGAGGCTCAATAGCAGGATAAACAACAGCAGTAACGAGATTGCTATTTTTAGCCCGTGCTTCAGCTGTGATAGTATTTGCTTCGTGTTCAAAGTCGTCAAGAATAATGAGGTCGTATCTTTTGTGTAATTTAGCACCCCCTCTAATACCCGCAACATTCGATTTACTAATAAGTTTACATCCATTGGATAACTCCACATCTTCTTCTGTCCATTTTTTTCCCTTCAAACTACCAAAGTAGTATTTTATTTTTTCATTGTATTCAAAGTGGTATTTAATATAATCCATATTACCAGTACTTAATTTTTGCGTTGCTGATACCCAAGCGTAAAACAACATATCATCTTTTGGACAAAAACAAAAATCTTTAATAATAGAACATTTAGTTAACACAGTTTTTCCGTGTCCTCTAGGTAAAATAACAGCTAATTGTTTTACACTATTATCATCAATAGCATCAGCCATTTCGTAATGGAATGGAGGTGTTTCACTCCTCATGAAATCATCAGGAAGAAAAAGTTTACCAAAAGCTATCAAGTCTTTACTTGCTAGTCTTAGTGTCTTTTCTGCTTTGCTTACGTTGTTTTTGTTTATGTTCATTTTCCATAAACTCTACGAATTTGTCTTTGTCTTTTTTCATAACGATATATTTATCTAAAATATTATCTATCATTACAATATGTTGTTGAAGTTGCATAAGATGTAGTTCAATACCTTTTATAGCACGAACCATATCACCTTTACTTACCCCTTTTCTTTGTATCGGCATAATCTCCTACCATTTAACTTTATTAGCCCAATAAGCTGCTGACATCTTACCTTTTTTAATATTTTTTCTATGTCTAGCTTTAAACGATTTAGCTCTTTTAGTCATAGTTCTATCACCAGTTTTACCTTGTTGACCAAATCTAATGGTTTTAATTTTACTACCTTCTTTAGCTACAACAATGTGTGATTTTGTTTTGTGACTAGGAGTACGTTTAGGTTTATTATAACCAGATACACCAGCTCTTTTTAATCTAGAATCTTTTTTTACAGCCATTATCCTTGTCCTCTACTACGTTTTTTATAATATTTTTTACTAGTTTTAGTTCCGTATTTAGTATTATTAGACATTCCTTGCCTAGTTTTTTTCTTGCCATTACTATGCTTGTCTATTTGTGGGCGTAATCCCCTCATTTCTTTTTACGTTTTTTAGCAGTTTTAGCGGCTCTTTTAAAATTAGCTTTTGTTGGAGCACCTTTAGTCCCAGGTTTTCTCATACGTTCACCTGAACCTGCTTTAATGCGTTTACGTTTAGCGTGTATATTGGCGTATAATCCTTTTTTTTTACTTTTTCTTTTTTTTACTGGCACGTTTCATCCCTTTTTTTCTACCTGCAGCTTTTGCTTTTTTAGAGGGTCTACCTCTCTTACTTCCGTAAGTACCTTTTCCGTATGGCATATTAATTCTCCCAACAATTTATTTTATCTTTAGTAAATTCCATTGTTATCCACCCAGTTCGTTGTATTCCATAAAAAGAATATCGTGCATAATCTGCGTAGCGTAAAAATGAACCTCCTCTAATATACCACTTTCTTTTTAAAGTTTCCATACCTTCTTCATCTATAGTCAAAGAATCAATAGGTTTGCAATACAATTGATGATTATGTCCTAAAAAATATACATCGCCATCACTATAAACTGATGCCATTTTATCTAATTCAGTATCACCATTTTTAGCACCACTTTTACCATGTCCACTAACCATATACCAATCTTTACCTTGTATTGAAATACGTGCATATCCAGGCAATCTATAATAAGGCACACCCATTTCACTTGCTAATGTTTTACAAACATCAAAGTCTAGTATATTAAAACTTCGTAAATAATCATGATTACCACCACGAATAAATAAACATTTATCAGCAATTGGTTGTACTAATTTTAGAAATCCTAAATATTGTTGTTCAGGAGTCATACATTGTCCACGCTGATTTATATTGTAATTAGGTGGTATTAATTCTAACATATCTCCATTACCAAACCATCGTGCATTAGGGTCTTCGTAAATTATTTTAATTGCTTCTTGGAACTTTTTTAAATCAAATTCGTTAGCACCTACGTGTACATCCGTTAATCCATGCACTCTAAGTTTTTCATCATTTTCAATAGAAAATATTGTACCTGGTTCAATTTCAAGATTATCGTAATTTTTTACATCACTAGGTATAGGTATAGAAAACCATTTACCACACGATTTACAACTAAATTGTTGTTTTACAGTATCTTTATTTCGTTTCTTGCCCTCTTTTTTAGTGAGCATACTACTACAATGTGGACAAATCATTAGTCCTCCTGTGTTGTTTCTGGTAATATTTTGCGTTGAGCACCTTCTATTTCATCGGGACTAAACCCTTGAAACAATCCTACTACACCCGTTTCTACTTTTTTAACTTGATTACCTAGTGTACCTATAGCTTTGCCTAATTCTTTAATAGATTGTAATGCTATGTTTTGGTCTTCGCTAGTATCAGCTAATTGTTTTAACGAACCTAATATATATGCGTGGTCAATGCCTAATTCCTTAGCTACTTCTTTAGATGTTTTTTCTATTTCAGTCATTACTCGCTCCTGTTTTAGTAATATTACTGCTTTTTTACGTGCAGTATTACGATTTTTTTCAGTAAACGCTTTCATATAAGCACTTACGGCATCCTTTCCTACTGCGACGCTAGTCGCAAAAATTTTCTCTTTATTTGTACACTTCGTGCGTTGTTTAACTCTTTTGTTTGTATTCTTAATTTTTTGTGAAAATGTGTATCTGTTAGGGTGTTTGGCAAAATCAGTATCCATATGTGTTTTTGCACTACTAATAAATGTACCAACAATAGTTCTGACATAACCATTATTACTAGAATAGTTTTTGCTATCCTTCGGATGGTGCAGATTTTTAGAAACTTTTAATAACTGTATTATGCGCCCATCATCACTAAGCACCCAATCGCCCTCTCGCCCTTTTCTCCAATCTTTAACAAGAGGGGTCACTGGATATTTTTCTCTAAATTCTTCTCTAGTATCGTATATATAATGACGAACACCTTTGATTACTTTACTTTGAGGCATTCTTTTTTTCTAGTTGTTTATGTAATGATTCAATAAGATGTAAGACTTGTTTATGTATAAAATATTTTTTTCCATTGATTTCTATAGGTACACTACTAGTTCCCTCGGCGGCATCCATGTCGTCAATTTCACTTAGCACGTATTCTTCTTCTTCTATTTCTGATGATAGTATTTTTTCTAACTTGACTAGTTTTTGTATATGCTCAAGTATTTTAACTTGTTCCTTATACGGCAACTTGCCTAGCCATTTTATTGCTATGCCCATTGTTTTTCCTTGACAAACCAATCAAAAAAGATTATTTTTAGATACCCTAGTAGCTACCAAGCAGATAACTTAGTATATAACTAGTTCTATTTCTTTTTCTTTGGTTCTTTCTTTTTCTTTAACTCTTTAGCAGCTTTTTCTTTTTCAGCTAAAATATCCAAGACAGCTTCTTCAAGCATCTCTTGTTCTCTTTCTTCAGCTAACTGAGCTTGTCGTCTAGCTACTCCAGTTAAACCAGTCTTTTCTAAGTCTTTAGTTGTATACGTCATAATATAACTTATGTATAACCCATGTTATTTCCAAGAAAAATTATAGCATTTTGAAATGGACCTATATATACACACACACCCCCGTGCAGTGGGGTTATGATATATAACAATTACGTTATAAATGAATTTCAATTAACTATCAATGTTTTAAACCAAACCTAGCGTATGGAGGCGCTATACTATGGCTGATAAAATACAACTTCCTGAGTCTTCTATGGCAATGATTACTAAAAATCGTGAACGTAGAGCTCAGAAACTATTCGACAAATCTGTCGATGCGTTAGATACACCAAGTACTAGAAAAGTACCTGGTTATGGTGGTACTACTAGAAATGTCCCTTTAAGTACACAACAGAAATCTTCTAATGATAGAGCAGCTTGTACATTATCTAAGATGTTAGAGCAAGAAGCTATTTCAGTTCTTTCAGGTGAAGACTCTGATGTTAATCCAGAAGAGCAAATTAAAGCTGACTGGGAAGACAAAGGTGAGTAATATAACTAGGGTAGTGTAACAGCTACCCTTTTATATCTTTTTATTATTTATTTGTATACTTTTAAATACGAAAAAGTACGAGAATAATGTAATAAGCCGTATTATCGGAGGAGAGGTAACACCCGCATATATATACACATTATGTGGATAACATGGGGATAAACATAAATCCTCTTTAAAGAGCTTCTGTAATAGCTATAACGATGTCTAGATTACCATACAGGTTGAATCGGTCAATATAGCTAGAATACGGCTGAAATAGCACATCTCTGTTGGATAGAGTAAAGGGAGGTGATGCTATATGCGATATATACATATCGATGCAGAACTACATAAAGATGACAAAGGTCGTTATGTACTTATAAACGATACTGGTAAATCAGTAAAAGTTTATGATACGATAGACTTAGTTATGTACATATGTAAGTTCTTTAAAGGGATGCAGTAATGTGTCCCTTATATATAAAACTAAACCTATGAAATGGAGTGAACTATGACTAGAGAAGTAATAAAAGAAATTGGTAATGTATTAACTAGTGGATATATTAGTAACAATGTAGTATTTACTATTTTATCTTTATTAGTGGCGAATGGTGACGCTAATGCGGATATGACTATGGAGGAAATTGATAGAGTCCTTCGTGAGCATTTTACTATCAAGAACTAAATTTGAATAGGCTTAAACAATAGACAGTTAATGACACCCTAGGAAAGCGTATGGAAAAGATATGGGGTCAGTAAAATGATACTCAGGGTCATACCAGATTTTAAGTTTATTCAGGTTGAGATATTGCGGATACTAGTGGCAATGTTTTTAAAATAATACAATTACGTTTGAGTATTATCATCCTATAAATATGAATAAGTTTAACATTGGCATAGTAATAAAACTGCAGGTAAAAGCTATGTAATGCCTATTTAAATAAATATATAACATTATGAGGGAGTAGGTAGAGCGACTATGCAATCATTATATATACCATTAGTTAGTTCACTTCTCC